ACGCCAGTTTGAATGCGTTACCAGAGCCTGTAGACGTAGTAGTACCACCGCCACTTCCGTTAGTAAAATTGTGAATTCCCTGGAGGAGTTCCTGCTTGAAACTGGTACAAACTGCTTGACTGATAGCCATTACATTTTCCTCAAAATTTCTGCCATGTCTTTATAGCCGCCTTGCTCAAACTCAGCGATTAAATCTGTTCTGCTACTTTTTACTGCCTCGCTCATGTAGTGCTTAATTACATGCAAAACTTCTTGCTTGAAAGCATTTGCTTGTTCTTGGATAACAGGGTGGCTTTGTGAGCCAACACTAACAATAGTATTGGTAGCTCTTTCTGCCCAATGGTCTAACGACAGCCCTTCGTTTTGTGTTGCAATGACGTTTACATTTCCAGCTTGAGATGTGCTTACTTCTAGCATTATGTCCTCGCTTTTCTAACAGCCCCTGATCTGTAGCTATCGGTGGTGTCGTATCCTTCACCAAGGGACTTCAAGTTATTTAATGCTTCATCATACCTAGCCATATACATCTGCATCAGGTCAGGCTCTCCTTTTAGGAAGGTATAAGCTTCAACTAAAGAGCCGTAAAGCAAGGTGCTTTCGGCATTAGTTCCTAGCCAGCTAGTTCCGTCACTAGAGGCTGTAATTGATTGTGGTTTGTAAAAATAATGTAACTCTGCTGTAAAAGAAGAATTTGGCGTTGGGCCTAATATAAAGTTTTCTGCATCAAACAACGCATAGTATTTAGGAACGCCCTTTGTCGTAGCGACAGGATACGCTTCTCTTATAAAGTTTACGTCTTTAAATATAAGAAACTCTTGCCCACTATTATCTAAGGTTAAAGAATAAGGAGCTAAAAAATCTGTTGGGCATTTTAAATACTTGTTGCCGTCAGACATTGAACCAGTGGCATTCTTTCTAAAGTCAGGCAACTGAACAGATTTAAGTATCCGATCTTCTGCCTGCTTAATTATATTAGGTAAATTATCAACAAAGGTTGTTTCCGTTGTTTCTAAATAATCTTGTATTGCAGTTTTAAGTGTCGTAAATGTCCATGCCATTAGCTTGTCACCACCTTTACTCTTCCTGATTCTGCCGTAATATCTAATCCGACAGTGCGACTGCCTAACTGAGTAATTCCTCCACCCACAGGGTCAAACGCAAAAAACTGCCTGCTTTCATCTAAACCTCTATCTGGCCTCGGATCTCTTAATGATCTAGGGTCATCAACCTTAACCTTGCCAAGCTGCAACTGGGGCTGGTCTGGATCAACAACATCTTTCCCTACAAGGAATCCTGTGGGTCTTTGATTGACAATCTCTGGCACAAGATCTTTTAGCTTGTACCGAAACCCTGTCATATCACAAAAACCGTAGGCGTGTTTTCCTTCAGCGAATCTGCTCAAAACTGATACCCTCCAGGCGATATAAACAGCGATGCCTTTCCTCTGTCGCTGTCAGCCGCAAGAGTAAACTGTTCTTCGTAGTCTGCTTTTAGGAATTGTGATCTCGGTGCGGAGTCTGGGAACTTCATACTTATCTGATACGCAAGACCAGCCACCAAACACGGCAGGAACCTAGCAGGCACATCCATGTTGTTAGACGCAGGACTACCTGTATCTTCTATTCTTTGCATAAAGTAATACCCAAAGGTATAAGTATCCTGATCGTCAGGCGTGGGCCAAACATGAATAGTTATGCCTGTGGGTTTTCTTTCTACATAGTATTGCAAGGGTTTGCTTTGGGTGAGCTTGTTAGATAATTGTGAGTAGTCACTAACCGATATTCTGGTCATTGATTGATCGAACTGGCTGGTTGTGCTTCCTGCATCTGTTCTTACAAATGCCTCTACTATATCTAGTATATCTGAATCAAGAGCATAGGAACTTGTGCCAGCCGTCAACGCTTTAGTGCCGTCCCTGACCGTCCACAGATTAAGGCCACGGTTCTGCCATTCAAGCATAAGAAGATTGAGACTTCTTCTAGCCGTCCTGTAGTCATAACCGCTTCTAAGTTCTCTACCTGCTCTTTCAAACGCCTCTTCCATTGCGTCAGCTAGATCAAGATTGAATGTGTATGTTCCGCTTGTTGCCATGTTTATTTCCTTCTGGACTTAGCACCAGAACATTTCCATCGTTTTCTTGACAGATTGTTAGGGGTATTAGGATCATTCTGCTTTTTCTTTGGCAAACGCTTCTTAATACCTAAACTCCTAGCGCAGTAACTGTCTCCTTTCGATGTTCCAGGTTTAACTCTTCGGCCACCGCCTTTAGCTTTGCCAGCTTGACCGTAGCTAACCTTTTTCCCTGAAGGCGTAATTTTAACTTTTGCCTTTCCTTTAGCAGGTTTTCCACTAGCCATTATCTATGCCTCGCTGTTTTCTTAGCTACCTTCTTTGGTTGAGAAGAATGTTGTTTACCTTTCTTGGTGTCTTTTCTTTTCTTCCTAGTAGTGGCGGCATATTCTTTAGAAGACAAAGACTTAATGGCTTTCTCTGGGAGATACCTCTCTCCAGTAGCCTTTGGGCCTTGCGTTGATGGCTTACCTGATTTGGTACGCCATTTCTGCTTAGTCCATTTCTTCAGACTTTTTTGAGACTTTTTTAAAGCCATCAGTCTTTATATCCACCGCCAGCGTCTTTGTAAGCCTTGGCAACCATTTGTGCTTTTCTAGCACTCCATTGACCCGGCTTACCGCCTTTGCTTCCAGCTTTAATCCTGTTAAATATACGTTTTCTAAGCGCAGGCTTAGTGTAATTACCAGCCTGATTAACTTTAGATTTAGCTTTTGGTTTAGCTTTCTTCTTAACTGCCATTATCCATAACTCTTTGATACTTGAATCAATATGTTGTAGACATCTGTGTTACTAGCACCGACAGTGGTAAACATAATGTCACCTGTTTTACCTGAACCCGAATTATTCGGAATGCCTGTAAAATCACTGAAGTCTAGGGTATCTGACCAATCAGCATTAAGCTGCCAAACAAGCACATCGGTATCTGCATCAAAAAATATTTTTACGCCCATTCCTATAGTGGAGTAATAAATCTTTTGAATCGTTACGCCTGTGCAAGAGGCATTAGTCATAGGGTCAGCAGACAGCGCAGAAACATCTATCTTCTTTACTGCCGCTTCACCAGAACCATCGCTGACATTGGTAAACCTGAAGATAGCAGTTTTCGCTCCATCTTGAATCGTTTGAGTAGCTACGACATCAGCCATGTTTACCCCCTATTTAAGATGCGTCAGAGGAACTACTAATTCCAAAGAACTTCAGAACGATAACTGTGTCGCTACCAGGGTCACCTGAAACAACAAGTTCTACTTCGTCACCAACTAATCCGCTGGCTCCTGTAGTGAATCCAGACATACCTAGCACACCATTGCATCCAAAGAATCCTTTGAATCCTGTTGTGTTAAGAGCCGCAGATATTCCATCTACATACCCATCAGTATCAGCGTCTGTTCCTATATCATTTAAGTTGACAGCGTTAGTAGAAGCTGTAGTTACAGCAACTGTCACGCCCATAGGGATAAAGTTTGCTGGGATACCAACTGCCGTTTCTTTACCAGTAGTATCACCGTTAGCAACGGTAATAGTAGCTGTGTAAGTCTCAAGTGTCATTGTGCTTGTAACAGCACCAGTGGTTGAACTTTTTACGATGTTTTTAAACCCATTTTCGGAACGAATTGGGCCGTTAAACGTAGAATTAGCCATTGTATTCTCCTGTCTTGGCTAGTGTCTAATGTTCCACATGGAACGATTAGTCAGGATAAAAAAACAAAAGGGGCAGGCGCAGGGAGAACAACACACTGCCCCAACTGTTTTAGCTTGAGCCTGGAGATCCGTAGATTCCCAGAGGATCAGATACTCCGAATGAGTAACGCTCTCTAGCTTTGTAGCGAACATTACCAGTATCGAAATCACCGTCCATTGAAGTTTCAAGCGAAGTACGCTCAAAGTGCTTCATGCCGTTAGGTATATCAGTGATGATATAAAACGCATTGGTGTCAGTCAGATAGTGATTGACTGCATATCCACCAGGGATTGCTCCCATGTTTCTTATAGCGTTTACATCATTGTCTGATGTTCCAACTCTTTGCGTGGTTTCTAGCAGTCTATCTGCTGTAAACATTAACGCAGGAGGAACAATAAGCGTTCTCGGTCTAGCCGCAATCAACAAACCTCTTTCATCAGTGAAAGCCGCAATATCAATAATTGCATTTTCCAAAGATGTTTCATTGAGGTCAGCCGCTGTTGCAGGCCGATTACTGTTTGTACCACCAGAAACGAGAGGGTGACCATCACCACCAGTAACGCCATCACCGCTTGCTGTGAACAAGTTAACACCATCACCCGATTGGAATGAATTGGTGAAACCGTTATTAAGCGGATTAACAGCCTTGACCTGCTTGGTGTAAGCCATCGCTCTTGCTAGAGCCTTGGTATAACGTGCAGAAAGCGAGTCGTAAAGATTGTCTTCCATCGCTTCCTCGGTTATAGCGAAACCCATACCAATAGTTTCATGGTTGTATCTAGCCGTGAAAGATTCTTGTGCTGAATCATAAGAGATTGCAGAACCTTCATTCTTCACAGGTGCGGCAGCAAAGCCTGATAGCTTCACTTCCTCTTCAAAAGAACGGTCAGAGCTTTCTGTCTCATAAATGAGAGTATGCTCGTCTTCGTACTTTTCATACTCCAAACCAAACAGGGCATTCAACCCAGGCAGGAGTTCTTTCAGCATTTGCGCTCTTGAAATAGCCATTAATTATACTCCAAGCTTGGTTTCGTATGCATGACTTAGAGGTAGGTAGGTCACAAGACAATCGGTGAACGCATCACCAACTGTGCTGTTCGGGCCTTCCACAAACTCAAGAACACGAAGGGGGAGTGAATTTGTCGTAGCAACAGAGCCGCCATCAAGGGCGTTCTTACTACGTCCGATTGAAGTTGATCCTGCTGTACTCACTGCTGAGATGTTGTTACCAAGACCTGTTTGGGCAATGGCTTCGTCACCTTGCATTTTGAACACTAACTTAGGATCGTCAACAACATAAGCCATAATGTCCGATGCCGCTGTAGAGGCAGGGAACTGTTGGTTGAATGTTAATTGACTTGTAGATGGGTCAGTGTAGGAACATCCTACAAATATACCAACTGTACCAGCAACAACAGCAGTTGTTACTGCGGCTTTTTCAACTGTGCCAGCCGCAACTAGCTTAACGAAATCACCGTAAAAAATAGCAGTGCCGTAACCACTCGCAATCTTGATATGTCGGACTTTACCATTGTAAGAGCCGCTTGCACTCAAGGTATTGACAGGTTCCGCACCATTTGGGGTAGCAGAAGTAGCCATATTTATGACCTCCTATTAATTAAGAAACCACCCCTACCCAGGGATTAGTTTCTTCCAAAAGTTGTCCTCGTATTCCTCTCTGGTTTAAGCATAGGCATACGGGGGTCATTTTCCCTAAGATAATTATTGTCTACAGATTCCATCTGATTATTAGCCATTTTCTGAAAATGCTCAGATCTTGCCTTCATCTTTTCTTCTGGTGCTTTGCATAAAAGCAACCCACCAACTTCGATGTTACCTACAAACTTAGAATTCATATCAGACTCTAGCATGAGTTCTGGATGGTCATCGGCCTTTACAGGCTCCCAACCTTCTCGAAACATTCTAGATGTATGAGTTCCATCACTTTGACCCATAATACTTGTCCTGACCCAACGAAATACCCAGCCGTCTTTCGGGGCTGGATTGGGGATTACAGAAGCAGGTGTCCAAGAATCACTCGGTCTAGTGTAATTATCTCTTTCTTCAATATCTCTAGGGGTGCGCTCTTCAGTCATTGGTAGTCTCCTGACTATACATATTTAGCATATTGCTCGTCTGTTAAACCCAGCCTCTTAGCGAGAGAGCGTTGGGTTGCCGAAAGCCTCACTGTGCGCGGTTTAGCTCCATTATTTCTTGTAGTAGGAGCTACCACCTGCGAAGGTTGAGAGGCAGGTGAGGTTCGGGCTTGTGGAACATTGCCGTCCTGCCAATCGTGATCTGGAAACGCTCTTCTGACCGTTTCATCGATTTGTTTAAAATACTCAGGGGTATTTGGTACTACCCCTTGCTTCACAAGAGAAGCATGTTTTCCGTAAGCAAGAGAGGTCATTTCTTCATAACCTTCTCTCATAAACCACGGATTTTTATCTGCCCATTGTTGAGCTTCTGGATCTATCTGTCTTTGCTGGACAGGCTGTTGAACAGGTTGCTGTGCTGGTTGCGGTGGTTGCCAAGTTTCCTGTTGAGGTGCTGGCTGGCTACTCATGCTTTGAGCGTATCTGTCAGCTTCGGTCAACTCCGCTGTTGCTTTGGTCAAAGCTTCTTGAGCGGCAACAACATTATCTGTGTCGCCTTCTTCATAAGCTTTTCTGTATTGCTGTTTAGCTTGATCTACAGCCAAAGCCGCACGTTCTTTTACCTGATTGATAAGAGCTTGCTCTCCTCGACCAATCAAAGACTCGTATTCTTTATTTTTTTCTGCTATCTGTTGAGCAACACGAAACGCTTCATCTCGCTCCTGCATAGCAGATTGCGTCTTACGCCTCTCTTCGTGAGATTCGTATTTCAGCTTGTTGATTCTTTTCTGGACTCTTTTGCTATATCCAGAAAGCTCATCATCTGTAAGCTCTCCCTCGTCCGTATCAGCTTCAGCCACCTCTTCAAGAGGCTCTTCTTCTACTGGTTCTGGTTCTGGTTGACCGCCTATCTTAGTGCGTACACCAAAGAACTTATCTTCTTCTGTTTGTACCGTTTCTTGTTCACTCATGCCTTAACAATCCCCCTTGGATCTTCGACTACAGCCTCAACGCTGTCATCGTTGATTAACCTGAACTCTTTTCCGTGGACTTTAAATCTAGTGCCGCTATAAGAGCGCATTAGAATCCAATCTCCTTCTTTGCAGAAAGGCCCAGATGGAAATCTTTTCTTATCGTTGTAACAGTCTGGCCCCAGTTTGGTGACAAACCCAACGATAGATCCGATCTCTTCTTCATAGAGAGTCTTATTAGACTTGATAATACCGCCATCAAACTCCTTCTCAGGGTCTGGCAGTGCGATCAGTATTTTATATCCTGTAGGATCAGGTAACTGATGTGCCTGTCGAGTCTCTTCGGACTCGGTTTCTTTTGCTAATGCTTCCATTAGTGGTTTCCTAGCACTGGAAAAAAGCGTCCAGAGTCGCTTGCGCTGTTCAATACAGCGTGATTATTCTTCGTATTTCTCTTTCAGGTCGAGTATCTCTCTTTCCGCTACTGCTAACCCTTCAATAATACCACAACATTTTGCGTAGTCTTCAAGCGTTTTACAACCCCCTCCACTCACATGATCAGCCATTTCGTTCATTTGCGTCCTTAAAACGCTCTTTAAATGGTCAAATATGTTGTTTTCGGACAAATTACTCATCGCTAAAGACATCTTTTGCTATCTCAACGCCAAGCTTTGCGCCTTCGATTTGTTCTTTAGAAGCTATCCGTTTGGTTTCTAATTGCTCTCTTTCATTATCTTCAGCAATCCGAACAGCGAGTTTGGCTTGTTCTATCTCCATATCCTGATCTGCTTTCTGTTGATCAAGCTGAGACTTCATCATTGCTTTCTGAGCTTCTAGCTGTAGCCTAGCTTGCTCTATCATAGCTTTACTCTGCGCTTCCATCTCTTTGATTTGCAGTTCTCGCTGTTGCATTTGAATGACAGGATCTTCTTGCATCTGTTGATTCTGTTGCATTTGCTGTTCCTGCATGTTCTTTCCAAGCAACTGAGCAGCGGCAGGAGCTACAAGCTCTGATATTCTGTATTCAATGTCTTCAGGCAACTTCTCGCCAGGTAGCGGAAGCTTCGTACCAAGTTCTTTCTCTATCTGCTGTCGATACAAGAAGGCCAAGTGTTGCTGTACATGCGCGGCAAATGCGGCTTGTATCTTCCCTGCATCGGGTGCTTGAGATAAAAGCTCTTGTATTTTCGGGTCTTGCATTGCAGACATGTGAACTTGGATGTGCGCTTCGTGATCCTGATAGTAGTATGCCTTCACAGGCTTGCCGTTTATGATGTCCATGTTCTCTGACACAGGATCTGTTGGTGCTATATCGTCTTCGGTAGGGACAATCTTCTCTGCATCCCTAATATTAAGCACTTCCAGCATCTGACGGTGCAATAATGGCAAGTCATACATCTGTGGTGCTTGTGCAGATAGCTGTAATGCCGCCTGATACTGCATAATTCGCTGTGCCATCGTCCCTGCATTGGGATCACTCACTGGAATGATGTCTACTCGGTCATCGAAGTCCTCTGATACAGGAATTTCGCTGTCCATAAGGTACGGATACGCTTGTGGGCCGTAATCTCGCACCAAATTCGACAATAATTTCAGTTCATCACGCATTGAGGCGTGTAATCTGGCCTGAACTGCACTCATAACCTTCATTGAACGCTCTAAAATTGCCAAAGTAGTGCCAACTGGGGCTTCTGCGTTCATATCTGCCGCTTTTACGTCAGCCGCAGACGCAAATCTTCGTCCTTCCTCTACAATATTGCCCAAAAGTTGGTACAAAACACCGCTTGGCTCTTTGTAGGGCAGGAAACTTATGTTTTCTTTGATCGAACCGCCCGGAACGTCCACATCTCTGAACTCTCCAGGCATGATTGGAGTGTCATCACCCTTAATTCGTAGTCCTCTAGCCTTCAATCCACCCGGCAAGTTGCTCAGAGTGCCTGCATCTACCAGTTGTCGTAGCAATGAGGTGGCTGATTTGGCTAATCCACCGATCATATGAATCAAACCAAAGCCGTAAAAGCCTAAACCTGGGATATATTGGTAGTGAACAAAGTGTTCTCGCTTGTTTTTGTACTGATCTGACTCGTACCAGTTGCGCCTGATAGCCAAAATCTCTCTGGAACCTAGATCAATGGTCACTACATAGGGCAAATGTATGCCTGTAAGCTTTCCGTTCTGCGAATCTTCAAAGCCAGCAAGGTCTAAATCAACCTGCATTTCTAGTAAGGTGTGCCTAGAGTCTGATTCGTAGCTACCGTTGTCCCCAGTTAACTCGTTATACTTCTCTTTTACTTGATCTGGGTCTGAAGAAGCATCTTGCAAATCTATATCAAGGTAAAACCCTGACACTTGAAGCTTCCTAATATCATTAGGACTCTTCTTCATTACATGTGTAGCACGTTCACAGGTTGCTAAATCAGACGCACCATAACTTACAACGAAATCTTCAGCAGGAACGAACATACTGCAAGGTCTTCCCATAGTGGGATCGTAGTAAACTTTCCTAAACGCAGAGCCAGCCAAAGGTAGCGAAAACAGCATCCTCTCCGTTTCGGTGCGATATTCTGTCATCTTCTCAGTGACAAGGTAGTTCAGGTAATCTTGGACACGATGTGCCTGTTTTTCTTTCTCATCATTGATTACCCCTACAATACTTGTTTTTACAGGGCCACTAGCAGGAAACAGTTCTTGTATGGATTGAGACTGAAACCTAATGACTGCCTCTGTTAAAAGGGGATGGAACACACCACATGCCCCATCCCAGGGGGTAGTTCTTTCTTCATGCTTCAAGCCAAGCAGTTCTAGTCCGTCTATATAAGACCTTTCCCAATCTGCTCTGCTTTCTTTGTCTGTCTTGTATTGACCTATCAGGTCAGATGCCATGATGTTTAATTCTTTTGGATCAACTACTTCCGCTAGATTCGCATCATGGGACATGCCCATCATCTCGCCCATACTGGGATCAAAGTCAATTAACACACCGCCATCGGGTGTTTCTATAGAAACCGACTCAGGGTTTTCTATTTCAATCTCAACTTCGCCCATATCCTGATTTACAGGAAGGGGCGTACCCAAGGGGCGATCAATAGCCATTTAGCCATTCTTCCCGAAGTATTGAGTTCTAGCCGCACCAGATCCTCTAGCAACGGTTTTACCG